CCCTATATTATAAATAATACATACTTCTAAGACCAAAATACCATTAAAAATTATAAATAATAATAACGGCAGACATAGCGCAACGCTAGCTTAACCCTAGGTTGCCAAACGACCTTTCCATTCCAAGCATCTAGGTCGCTGCGCGCCACACTACATTTTCTACTGCTTAATAATACAGTAAAATCACTTTATACTCGCGAGAGTTTGTGGGAGACTAATTCCACCAATATTAAGGGTTAACTGCTTGTCACACAGACCCTGGGTCCTACCTACCTAAGATAGAACCTACTCTTCATTCATGTATAACCACTCATCAGAATCCCACTCTATTTCCAGATCAGCCTCGTCAGCCACTAGATCTAAAAACAAATCATCTGCGCTAACATACATTCTACCAATCCCATCTTCTACTTCAGGATAAAGTTGTTTTTCTCGCATTTCATTTTCCCACTCTACAAAACGATCTTCCACTTGAACTCCTAATTGAGCCAATTCAATACGCAAATTTTGATACTCTTCATTCCCATGATGCGCCATAAACTCCAATGCATTTTTAATACGTTCATGAAAGATTGTTTGATCACCAACACAAGCCTTAGTTTCCCACATTAATTCTCTATAAATTATCTTTTTGGGTAAAGGGGCTGCAACGTAACCAGCCCTGGGTACAAAAGGACTTTTCAGAAAGGTTAATTCATAAATACTCTCATATGGTTCTATAATAGCACTTTTGTTGGCAGCCGTAACTGTCATACCTAACACTTTAGCAATTTCGGCAAAAGTAACTCTATTAAAATAAGTCAAACACTCCTCAGTTGCGGCTATAATCACATCATCTCCGTAAGTTAGGAAATCAAAATCTTGAGGCTGATTCACCATATCAGTACTCAGCCCATTCGCTTCACGTGTCATTTGATATATCACATAAACCAACCACGTATTAGTTATTGAATTAAATAAGTCCGTTAAAGGATTACCACTTTTATTTCCTTGAGATGATTCAGCTAGAGTCATCCCCACCAAATGCAAACTACACTGTAAGTTACTAATCAACGCATGACGTGCAGTTCGATCTACTAACCCATAAAAATGGTCAGTGACCATTAGGAAAAACTCAAAAGCCGCAGGTTGTACTGTACCATCATAATTCTTGTAATCAACATCGAAACCATAACCCCCTTTCTGTCTCAAAATTTCTAAGTATCTACCCCAAACTACATTCTTGTCTTTCCCAATCCCATGATGCAATCGAAAACCTGCATGTCGTTTAAAATATTCCGCAAAATATCCAAAATACTTTCTGCACAAAAGTGAATAAATAACGCAAGGTTGCTCAAACACACGCGTCTTGGCTATCCTAGCTTTCTCTAACGAAACTAATTCGTCCTTAAGAGTTGA